CTGAAGATAGGAAGCTATTGAGAAATAGCCGTAAGCTCTTGCATTGTTTATACTGGCTATTAAGCTAGCATAATATGAAGAGTCAAACGAGACGCCTCTTAAAAGAGGTATCCTATACCTATAAGGTGTCACATCCTCGCCGGAGAACACAAAAACTCCGCATGATTCACGGAAGCTTTGTGATCCAGAGAACGATTTAGATTCGTTCACCTGGAAGCCAAGACGTGTCAGGGTGGTGATAACTTGATCATAAGATCTATGATCTATAATCAAATCATCACCAAAGACAACAGGAGGAAGATACTTACTAGTGTAAGCATTTCCGATACTGTAGTGTCGATGAAGACTATCACGAACAAAGTTAGTGATGTCATCACGGCTACAGATCCAGTCACCTGTTGTCAATCCGCGTTGCTGACTAATGGCAGCGTACAGGCAGATAGATGTGAAGATAATGCACTGAATGGGAAAGCAAACAGCTGATCCCATAGGTGCAAACTTCTTCAAATTTATCAAACCATCAGGTGTTATTGCACTACTACTTCTAGTAGCTAACAATAACATGAGCAATTTAGGAGTATCTTTGAAAATACCCTTAACTAGCTCAAAACTGACGCTGTCAGAAGCACTACTAAGATCGATTGTATCAGCGGCACCAGTAATGGAGCCGATGAGACAGGCGAACTGATTCTTAGATTGATCATTCATATCAACGAATCTGGAGATTAATCCAGAATCCATTGTATGAGATAACCACCTAAGAACCTCCTGCTGATATATCATGTTGCCAACAGGCTCCATGCATATACTACGACTCTTCGTAACGTCTTTTGGGACGAACTTAAGTCTAGCAGGTTTAGTAGGAAGCAACTTATGCTGTGGGGCATGACTGTGCCCAAATCCATAGTCCTCGTGCCAATATGGACGAGATCTATGGAACACATAAGCTATTTTCGGGCTAACGGTAAGGTAGTTAACCTTATCATATATAGTCCGAATTTCCTTCTCGGCTACTTTTCCAGGCCCATTTCTGGGAAGGAGGTAGTCAACCTGGATATCTCCAAGTATGGCAGTGATGATATTCCGTAAGGAACAAACATCGTTGCTAGAGAAGGATAGCTTAGACACTCGTTCTTCGACCTCAAGCCATCCGCGAAAGGCGGTGGCGTCGAAACTGCTTTCTACATAATCGAGTTTCTTCCCGAAAAGGAGGAAAGTCAATATATAGCGAAGTAGTTTAGGGTCGCGCGAAGTAAACCAGTGATGATACTCATAAAAAATAGGAGTATCTTTGAAACGATCGTCGAAGAATTGAGATTCTTCGCCTCCTGTTTCAAATTGCTTAGAAAGCAAATCATCGGCTAACTTAGCGAAGTGCTTAATAGTATCAAGTATAGGAAAAGAAAGGAGTTTCATGAGAAACTTCTTCTTAACCTTAACCGGTTTACTATCAGCACCAAATGGAGTGTCACATAGGAGTTTGGTGTAGGCGAAAATGAAGATCTTAACAGATCTTTCATTAATGCCATAACCAAAGTTCCCGGAGAAGTGCACGTCCGAAGTGTGGAACTTCGTCGTGCGATCGAGGATCAGAGTAGATCCGCGATACACTAGCCCAGGGCAGAACGCGTGAGATCACGCATAATGGCCTGGACCAGCCCGAGATTCGGAGCGCCATCAGCTGTGATGAGCCCAAAGAGTCCAAATAAGGACCCGATGAGATCAACAACAGTTTGAGCATCCTCATTAAAATTTGAGGATTCCCAATAGATACCAGCATTAATAGGCTTGGTCTCCAAGATGATGCCCGAGCCGTCAGCAACCACTCGATCAGTAATGATTGAGAGGGTGTTATGGAGAGTTCCATCGGCGTTCTTGGCAGACTGAACTGTAACAACAGTATCAGTCGTCAGAACGCCACTGTTATAGACGAATTGAGACGTGATAGTCCCATTCGGAGCTACAGCAGTGGAACGTTCCTTAAACGATGAAGGAGTGAATACCTTAATCGTTGCGGCGTGGGTTGTCGATGGTTGATTAACAACCGTGACAGTGTTCGTCATGTTATTGTCCTTTCGACAATAATATTGATGACCAATTGTCATCAAGGTCTGTGGTCAGCTACAGAAGCTGCCATAAGAGTGAACCAACGGTCACAGGATCTGGACCGGAGATTCGCCTCTGGAAGTCGAAATGACTACCAGTAAGCCTAGGCATAAGTCGTGAAAACTCACGAGAATATGCCGTAAGGGTAAACGGGTCATCAGTATCAGTGCTCAGATTATACTGAGATAATAACTGAACTGAGGGCTTCCACTCTATTTTATAAGAGTAAAGTACCCAGTACCAATTAAGGGCAAGCATGAGCAATTGGTCATCAACCGATTGTAAACGCTTACTTTCATTGGTAAACCAGTCAACCACGAAAGAAAATGGTATCAAACTCCACACGCGAGATAGAGTCGGCAGAGCGCCAGCTCCATTCACAGCGAAAATTGATGCCATTAGAGTGCTAAAATCCGTGGAACCACGAATCTTAGCCCTAGTAGTCAATGATAGATCACCATCCTTCATGAAGTTTTCCTCAGGAAGGAAAGGGTATGAAAACTTACCATACCAGGTGAAATCATTAGACTTCGTGATAGCATTCAGTGAGGCAATAAGATCCTTACCTAATATCTCTCGACCGTCCTTGATGATGGGACGTTGAGAGAAATTATACTTAAGGATCGCAGAAGTGACGTAATCCACAAGACGTGGAATTACACTCAAGTCACCCTGAACCGCACTAGATGCTATAACACCAAGTTCTCCGAGGTTGGGAAGAACATCAGCTAAATCCTTAACGTGCTGCAAATCTTGCAGAAAGTTAAAGGAATAAGCAGTGATATTCTTCTCTAAGGCGTCCTTAGCGGCGAGAAAGCCGGAAGGACGAATGTCGGAGAAAGCACCATACACTCTCAAGTTGAACAACTTGTAGAGGGGGAGGGGATCTACATCACGTTCGCAGTTTAGAAAGCTGCGAATGTTAGTAGAAAGCTCCGGTGTGGTGTGTGTTATGCTGCTGACAATACTGGGCTGTCCGTAAAACGACACGTGTACATCGTTGTACTCGGGTACATATTGCGGAACAGCCGCTGTGTAATTGTCAACAAGCCAGTCAGTAGTTCCGTCTGGAGTAACTGAAGAGTTATCAAAGACGGAAAAGCTTGAAGGACTGATAATGCAATCTGCAAAATCAGTACCACTGGCCGGATTTAGCTGAATTTCGACGTCACGATGGACGCGAAAATAGTAAGTGATGCGATCTGAATAACCATTCAGAGAAGCACCAAATCTATAATCAGCTAAGAGGATCCTGGATAAACTCCTAGGGTTAATAGAACGACGATTAAATCGACGTTCTTTTTCCTCAGCAGTAATCCAGTCAGAGACGGTAATATTATCCCAATCGTAGAGAAATGTCATAGTACTCACGTCCTTAAAAGAAACGCGAGTAGGTTTGACATAAGCAACATATTGAGCCATATCAAAAACGTCCCACGAAGGGGCGATATATTGAGATGGATCAAGTGTGCTTCTACCACTGAGAGTATAATACC